TATCTATAAAAACCGGGTTAGATAAATACGAAGATGTTGAAGCATATGATGCCGAATCCGCATTTATTAAAAAGCCATTTATTTTACTTATATTACTCATATTTCATACCAATCATTAGAAGGTCTAAATTTCATTAACCAGTTTGTAGGCGCCGTTACTGAATTATAAAATGCATGCCCTACTACTCTTATAATACCAGAGGTAGGTTTTTGTGTTGACATAGCTCCATTTGAGCCAGACATGTATATTGGAGTACCGTAAAAGTTTGAACCAGATACGTAAGGCATATCAGCAATGGAAGAGGTTGCAAATCCAATTGTTCCTTCTATAAATACTCTTTCTTTTCCACTACCATTACCTGTACATATCCCTAACATGTAACTTGAGGAAATGGAAGATTGGTTGGTTTTATACCATACCCCATCAGTATTTAAATAAACTAAATTTCCTGTAGATACTCCAGCATCTACTAATCCTGATGCCGGAATAACTTCTCCTGCTAAATTTTGGAGGATGCCTCCTCCAACTGCAGAACTACTTTGAGCAGCAAAATTTTCTATTTGACTAAAAAAAGTTGATATAGGGTAATATGCTCCTAAAACATATAAATTGCTGGGGGCATTCCAAATAAATGCAAAGGATGATTTGTCTGAAAGTACTCTGTTTGACCAATCAATTGAACCATCTCCTCCACCATCATATAATACTTGGGATTCCCAATCTACAGTAAAAGTAGAGCCATCTGATTTATATAGATATCTGTTATTCCAATCTACAGATTGTGTGGCTACAGTGTCATATAATATATGTGAAGACCAGTTAGCACTTAATACGCCTGAAGATCCTTGGAGTAATTGTTGGTTGGCCCAATCAATAACTGGGGTATTGAGTGAATCTTTTGCTAATCTTCCTCCCCATTCAATACTATTAACATTACTGCTATCTATTAAGTATCTGTTTTGGGAATCTAAACTTTGTAAAACAGATAAAGATCCTGTTATTCCCAATGATCCAGTTGCTTCTAGTGATCCAGTTAAACTATATGAACCAGTAAGTTGATTAGTAGTAATCCAAATGCTTCCTGACTTAACAAGCAAATCTCCGTATGATGCGGATGTAGTTGTGTCTTTGACATCATGTAGCTCAGCTAACTCATATCCGTTATCGATATCGACGTATACGATTCCATTAGTAGCTTGTGTAATAGTTTTACCTAAGCGTACATTGTGTAGTGGTGCAGTTGGCGGTGTTGATGTGTATTGACCACTCGCAGATAGGTATAAAGATGTTCCTGGTGCGAATGCATTTGTATTAATTCCGCGGATTAATCCGTTAGTAACAGCATGACCGGTTTGACTGCTGTTTATGTCTTGAGCTATAATACCTATAGTAGTTGCACTAGATGGATCGCCTTCCCAGGATGCAGTAGCAAATGTAGGTCTATTGCCAGACTCTCCATCAATGTATACAACTAATCCTTTAGTTAGTGTAAATGAATTAACATTTCGTCCTCGTAAAACGCTTTGATGTCCTATTTCTAATTCAAATCCATTTACATCTGTATCTAATTGTAATGTTTTTGTATCATCTGTCCAATGTAAACGACCAGTGTTGAATGCTGGCGGAGTTGGTAGTGTTGTAAAGTCAATATAATCTACAGTGGATATATGTGATTGTGTTACGAATATAGATCCGGTAATTACAAGAGAACCGGTGATTTGAGCGGATCCGGTATATGGAAATGCCGATCCACTACCTCCGCCGCTACCAGATGGTACTACAATTGGAAACGTTGATCCATCTCCTTTTGTGAATGTTATAGTATCTCCGGCAATGGATGCTGTAACTAATGCGTTTGGTGTAAATGAAGCAGTTGCTGCTTGTGTAGCATATGATGCAGTTCCAAATAATGAACCAGTTATACCGAATGTTACAATTAAAGATCCGGTTATTTCAGAATTTCCTGTAGAAAGAAATCCATTTTTTATGCGAAATTCATTTGCCACGTCTTTTCCCTATCCAAGAGTTGGTTTAGTATAAATATCAATTAGTTTAAATCTATAGTTACATCATAACCTTGATCTTCATACCATGTTTTTGCTAGGTCGTGAGCTGATTGTAATCCTTGTGTTTGTGTTGCAGGATCGATGCTTTGCACAATAGTAGATGTCGGTATATCTGTTGGTACTGATGTTCCTGCTAAATATGCATTGCGATCTGCATATGTATAAAATGCAATTTCCATCACGATACCGTTAGGCCGACAACCAATTTCTAAACGTGTATATACACTTGCAAGTTCGATTTCAGTACCTTGCACATGAATTTTTTTGTTTGGCGTAGATGTTATAATTAATGCCATGTTACATACTCCTTATTATAGTTTTAATTATCCAGCCAGATGTTGCTGCGGATGCAGTTAATGCCATGCCGGCTCCTACTATAAATACTCCTAAAGCTAAATCTGCGGTTGTTCCAAAATCCGTAGTTGCGGTTTCTGTGAAGTTTACCGCAGAACCAGACCATATAGCTGTTATTTGTCCTGCGCGGGCATTGCTTCCTGATCGGGCAGAGTATTCAAACCAAGCTCCATCATATGATGCAGTTGGTAGTGTGTATATTGTTGTAGCTCCTGCTGCCGCTGTTACATGAACGGCTGTATTTATGTAATTATTTATTATTACAGATCCGGTGATTTGTGCAGATCCTGTGTATGGGAATGTAGGAGTTATAGTAGAACTACCAGTTAAGAATCCTAAATTAGTTAATGCATCTGCAATACCTTGTGATGATGTAACTGGTGATTGTGTATATAATTTGACTACGTGTCCTGCTTCGTTGCGAAAATGTGCTGATGCTGTTCCTGCTGCTACATCAGCCGAATACATTGCAAAGTGATCTGTAGCAGTGCCCGTTGGATTGGTTCCTATTCCAGCATAACCATTTGCATTTTTCATTACAAATGTTGCAGCGTTTGTTCCAAATCCTGAATATAAGGATGCCCCGGTTAGATCAGAAAGACCTGAAATAAGCCGCTGCATTGTAAATGTTGGGTAAGTATTAGTGCCATCTAGGGCTGCAAAAACAATTTGACCAACTGATCCTCCATCACCAAGACTACCTATTATAAATTGCGAAGGAAGAATTGCTGTAGCTCTATGAACCATAGAAGCATTACCTCCATTTGCAGAAAGTTCAATTCTTCCATTATCGGTTTCGCCTAAAAGAAAAATATTACGGTTACCTTTTACTGAGATTATATTGTCTGTATCCGCATTATTCCTAACTCTAAACGCTATATCTGTGGATAATGCTCCTTGTGTACGAACGTCTAAACGTATACTACTACTTGGGGTTGATCCTATACCTACAGATCTATCAAATGTTACACTTCCTTCACCAGCGGTATTTGTACCTATTACAGTCATAAATGGCCGTTCAGTATTTGTACCAGTACCGGTTCCTCCAACTAAAAATCTTGTTTCTGAGTTTCCGCTTCTTTTGTATAACTCAACTGCAAAACTGTTGTTAACACTTGTTTCTGTTGCTCTAAAAATAACAGATGAATTTCCAAAACTTAGAAGTGGTTGATTTAAAGATATTAATGGGACTGTAGTTTGATTACCACTGTATGTGAGAGGGTTTATAAATGATGATAAACCTAGGGTTGTTAGTGACCCGGTTACTCCTAAACTACCTGTTATTAAAGCTGAACCTGTGAATGGGAATGTTGGTGTAGTAGGAGCCCATGATGCACTTGTCGCAAATGAAGCACTTACTGCTTGTTGCACAAACGATGCAGTAGATGCAAACGAGCTAGATACTGCTTGTAATACGTAGCTGGCGGTTTGTGCTGTTTGAACATAACTTGCTGTTATAGAATTTTGTGCCCAGCTGGCAGTACCAAACAAACTTCCCGTTATTGATGGTAAATTTGCAGATCCAGTAACTTGTAAACTGCCTGATACAATAACAGTGCCAAATAATGATTGTGTGTCTGTTACAGAATCTCCAAACTGATTCGATCCGCTTGAATATATTACGGATGCAGATTCGTAGGTTACGTTTAAGAATGTAATTGATGCAGTACCGTTTATGTTGACATTGCCATTAATAGTTTGCAATCCGTTAAATGTATTTGATCCAGTTGTTGCAAACGTACCTGATATAGCAGTGAACACCGGATCTGTTTCTTGATAGTAAGATGCAGTCGATGTAAATGATGAGCTAATTGCATTTAATGCATGCGATGATGTTGCAGCTTGAGATGCACTTACAGCATAAGAAGCAGTAGTTGAGAAGCTTGAACTAACTGCTTGTAAAACATAACTTGCTGTCTGTGCAGTCTCTACGTACGAGGCGGTTTGAGCAGTTTGAATGTATGATGCTGTTGATGCAAATGAGGAGCTAGTTACGTTATCTACCGTAATTGGAAATGTAGTTCCATTGCCCTTTGTAAACGTTATAGTAGCATTTGATATGCTAGCAGTAACTAATAAACTTCCTGTGTTAGTAGGCGTAAATGGGGCATATGATGCACTTAATGACTGCAATGCATATGATGCGGTTACTGCGAATGATGCACTAGGAACAATTGCATTTCCGGATAATGTGGATGCAGTTAAAGCAAAACTTGCAGAAATATTATATAATGATCCTGTTTGTAGTTGTCCTGGTTTAAGCTGTCTCATTATGCCCACCTTCCATTTATAATTACCACATCCGTAGAATCTATATTATATCCTAATGCTGTGGTATCGAACACAATGGTTTGCGTAGCAGATAATGTGGGAGACCATGTATAAACTGGTTTATCGATATACTGACCATTTATATACACATTGAATTCATTTTTTGTTGCAGCCGTACCGGTATGTGGATTCAATGCAGCGGCCCCAGATACAGTAACAGTGGTTGAATTTACATATGCAGCTTGTTTATCAGACATAGTAACAAGATAAGTCATTATTTCTGCAGTGATTGCTGGCCCAGTCGATGTTTGTGCAACTCCGCCGCTGAATATTTGCTGTGACACTTGCAGTAGTGCTACTGGCACGGTGGTGGTGCTGAAAACATCCACATCCAGATCTAGAATCGTATCAAATCTGACTTTTTTAATAGAAAACATTTTTTTCAGAGTAGATATACGTGATTCATGTTCTGACAACAAAGTGCCTTGCACAGTTAATGGAATTGTTGCCCGTACCAACCGATCTTCTCCTACTGTGTTAACAGTTTCAAATGATATGGTTCCTAATGCAGTCGCAAAACGATTTCCTTCATTGCCCCATAAATATCTACCATATGGCATTATTTGATCAACTAAATCATTCATCTGCGTAGTGTAGTCACACCACAGCATCATGTCATATTCAATGGTAACATACTTAGGAATATCTATAACATAGATCTTTTCTGAGTCCACAGGTTTGTTAATTGGTATCGGAAACAATTCATCTTCATAACGATTTCTGGAATTGTATTTTTGACGATATGCCATGAAGTTGCTGGCTGGTATACGATTAACATCTAATGTGCGCAAGTTGTCTCGTTCTACGGCACTGTTACGCTTTAACATGATTAATGGTGATTGCAGCATGCCCTTTTCATCCCGCAGATATCCTAATCGTCGCACATTGTCCCATTTTTCTCCGTTAGCAAAAATAACCGGCACTGTGACCAATGCATTGTTTTCGGTTATCTGTGGACGGATTTCATTGTCAATGTACCATTTGATTGCAAAGTCAATGTCATACAATGTTCGTTTAGGTGTTCGTATAACATCATCATCCCGGCGTGTTTGATATGCTCGATTCAACAACAGATCATCAGATAATCCTTCGGTGCGATCCGGATTAGGCTTATTGGTTTTTCGATCTATGTCTTTTCGATTATATCTAGGCATTGTTATCCTTTATATGAAAAATTGTTGTTTCCGCCGCGTCTTAAATTTTTGATGCTGGCTGGTGTTTGACGTGTTGCATGAGTATCGCAAATCACAGATACACTGTATCCATGTTCGGTACCATTAGGCCAGGTGTCTGGATTTTTTCCTACAAAATACTGATTTGCATCCGTGCAGCTCGTTCTAACACATCACGCGATATTGCAAACTGGGCAGTACGTGTATATGTGTGACCATAATCATCCATGTTAGCAGTTTTACCTTCTTTGGTAACAAGACATGGTATTAATATAGAATCATAGTATGACTTTGCATCAGATTCGCCATACATGTTAGAGTTGCTGGCTTCTACTATGAGTTTAAAAAATTCAATTTCTGTGTCAACTATTGCATTTAGTAATTCTCGATTAATAGAAGCTAAAAATCTAGCATCCCGTTTACTTCCAAAAAGTGCCATATTTTACTCCTATCCCACATAAATTTTCAACGGAACCTTGCCTAGTATTTCACTCATTTGCGTTGCTTCTGCATTCTGACGAGTTAACATGGCTTCTTTTGTTAGTTTATCTAAAAATTCCCTAAGCTGTGTTATCAGGGCTTCTTGTTCAGCTTTTCCTTGTGATACTAATTCCGCACCATTCAGTGTTACTTCGGCATTTGGAATCGGTATAGATGAATATTTGCTGCGAACATACCCTAATGTTTCTTTAACAAGTGCCACACCGTATTTAAATATCCAAGTACGCCCCATATCATTAATTGTCCCGTAGTTTTGATACGTGTATGGTATATTGGAGGCGTCACTTACAACTCCCGTTAAAAGTGCGGTATTACCAAATAAAATTGCTTGTTGACTTTTTTCTTCTTCAAACAAATAATCAATCCAAACCTTGTTATAATATATGGATGATGCTGGTACTGATCCGCTTGGATATGTTGGTACTGGCCAGAACGTGATGTCATCACCATGAATTTCAAATGTATAACTTGACTTACGTACCTGATCATTGAATTCAATAGCCTGCAGTCTCATTAAATCTGCATGTATTGGCATCATCATGAAACTAACTGATGGAGAAAATCCACCAAAATCAAATGCATCCAATAATTGCTGTGAACCTAATCCTGTTCCTACGAATGGATCAAAGTAACGAACAATGGCCGGTGGTGCATTATGCAATACTCGTCGTATTTCTATGGAACTGCTATCTGACAATGACATTGATGCTGCGGCTAATGATGCAGAAACAGCTTTTCGTATGCTGTATGTTTGTACACCTGGAGTAACATCAATTACAGCTTTTCTCCATTTAACGGTACCACCTGAATCTGCTTCAGTACCGTATGCTTTAGACAGCTTGGTGATGTATCCTAATGATTGTCCTACATTTGCTCCGGTAAGTGTACCGCCTGTTAAATAACTAGATCCGGTCTGTACACCCAGAGTATTAATCAGATTGTTCACAATGTTTATTTGATTGACCTGATTGGAATATTCCATGGTAGCAGATTCTAATGCTGCATAAAAATTTATGTCTAATAATTCTACATCCATTATCGGATATCCAACCATCTGTGCTGCAAATTTAGCAAACCGGTGTGCATGTTGTTGAAATAGTGAATCAGTATCAAAAAATCCGAATGGTGTAGACCCAGTCGTAAATGATGATGATCCTGGCCATATGGGGCGATTTTCTGAATAGTCGGCCATTATCTTATTTCCATATTAATATATTTACAATTAGCAAAATGATATCTATTCATATTTCCAGACGATTTTGATTGCATATTACAATGAGGACATGTAATTATTTTTCGTTTCTTAGCTGATAAACTCATTTTTTGTTTTGTTTCATCGGTATGTGTCCGACCGGCATTGATCATACTGAGTTTTTTTTTAGTTTCATCGGAATGTTTATACCCGGTATTAGCTATTCTAATTTTTTGTTTAGTCAACTCGCTGTGATGTTTTCCTTTTAAAGGATGTATACGATTTTTATTATATTCTGTTAAACGTATACTAGCATTTTTTCGTCGTTCCTCAGTCCAAGATTTGCTTATTTTGTTTTTATGAATTTCTGATTTCGGTGATGATTGTAATTTAATATACGTATGACGTAGCCTATCATATTCTCTCGATGATATAGTATAATTTCGATTTTGATATTTATTGTTTAAATTCATCATTGCCCA